TGTGTTCCTTTTACAAATAAATCATAAGCCCAATTATAACCTTTTGGACTTCCACAAAATAATGCGTGTCCTTGCGTATCACTTAATGTTGGTCTTAATACTTCATACCAAGCATAAGGTTTAATGTCGCTAAATTCGTCCATCACAAGAAGGTCAAGGCCCACGCCACGAAGCGACTGTTCGTTATCAGCTCCTCGCAAGGCGATTGTTGAATTGTTTTTTAACAGAATTGATAAATCACTATCATTAATTTTCTTATCCCATCTGTGATGTATAATCCTTTCCTTTAAATCAACCCAGCATATGCTTTTGGCTTGACGATAACTTGGAGCCACATACCAAACTTTCTTATTTGGATAACGAGCAAATCTCGCCAATTCATTAATCGCAACAAATGTCTTTCCAAATCTTCTGCCACTAATAAGAACTCTGAATCGTTCCTTGCAATCTATGACTTCTTTTTGGTGCTTTGTTAAAGCCATAAATCATTTTTTGGCACGATTTAATCTTATCGACCTAACCCTTAAATTCTTCCTAGAATTATTTCTAGGGTTTCCATCCTTGTGGTCTATATCTTTTCCTTTGATGGCTTTTGTTCCTCTTAATTTTTTCATCAAAGTTCTTGCTTTTGCCCTGTATTGTCTATCATCTTTAGATTTTTTTGAGCGCATTTTGTACTCGCGCTTATAATTTCTCATCAATTAACCGACCAAGGCAAAGGTTGCTGTTCTTCCGAAGTTTCCATTCTGTCTTTCTGACCTAACATTTGTTTTCCCAGCCATATCAACATAGTGACATTTCCACCTTGCGCCTTATCCCATTGTAATCTTCTGATTGATATTCTACCTTTATCTCGTCCCTTTTTTAAGGACTCCGCAAAATTACGAGTTAAAGTATCACTAGAGCAGTTAAAAAAACTAGCAATCTCCTCATTTGTACAAAGAATACCAGCTAAACTTTCTAATATTTTTTCATCTATTTCTATTTTAGGTCTTCCAACTTTTCTTTTTTCTTTCGTCATATAATCCTCTTTTCCCTAGAGTGTAGGTAAGTTTCTTTTAAATATATTTTTAAGAATAGTAAATGAAAAAAGGGGATATAAAATCCCCTTTTAGTTTTTTATTATTTTCTTGTGCCTTTTATTCCTGTTGAACTTTTTTCAATTTCTATATGAAATAATTTTCCATTTATTGTGAAATCAAAATTAGCATCTCTTTTATCTATATAAGTAGAATATCTTTCCTCAACCTTTCCACCTAATATTTCAATACCATCTTCAAAAATTCGTCTAACATCTTCTGAAGAATGTAGATGTTTTCCCTTTTGTTTATATTCTTCTAATAAGTCTAAAAAATATTCTTTTTCATTTTTAGTAGTCATTATATTTCCTTTTGTTAGATTTTATATTATAAGAACTACAAATTAATTTCTTCTCCAATATTCATCAATATTTTGGAGAAAGAAAAACCTTATTTTCCGTCATTTTTAATTAATTCCACTATTTTTTGCTCTGGATTGTTTCCCAGCTTTTCTTTGACTAAAGGTATGTCCTCACCACTAAAAGATAAATGTAATCGAAAAACTTCCTCTTGTGATATGTCCTCTATGTTTCCTGTTTCATATTTATCCCAATCAACATTTCCAAAGTCTATTAAATCGCCTATGTCATCAAGATTAAAAGGCAAACCGAGTTTTAGATTATCGCCAAAGTCCTTTTCCAATTCCCCCAACAGCTTTCCCAATTCTATCTTATCGTTCTGCCCTCTGGTTTCATTGAGAATGATTGTAAGTTTTTTTGCGTCCTTATCCTCTAAATTATGAACGATAATGCAAGGAACTTCCTTATGCCCTAATTCATAGCAAACATTCAACCTATGCTCTCCATCAACTATTTCGTAACCCTCTTGATAAGGTCTGACAATTAAAGGCGCTATGACTCCGTATTGTTCTATTGATTCTTTTTCAGCATTATAGGTTTGTTTATCCATTTTATTTGGATTCCAAGTATTCGGCTGTAGGTAATCCATACCAATAGTCTTATTTTCTGTTTTATATTTCAAAATCAACTCCCCTTTTTTTCCAAAAGTTCGTTATCTCCAATTCCTTTTTAACAATTTGTTTTATATCATATTTCACTATTTTTATTAAAAGTGTGATATCCTCTGCTTTATTATAACTATATTTATTAGTATTTTTATAAGGTGTGATTAATTTTTCTCCCCCCCTTGGCACCCCCTTAAAATTTATAAAATTAGAGTTCCCAAAAACACGAGCTTTCATCCATTTTGTATTATCACAACTATAACAAGGAAAACGAAACAACAAATCATCACTTCCAATACCTAGTAAATGAATTTTTGGTAGTTTATTTCCTTTGCTAACCCAAGACATTATTTGTTTAAAACAAAATGCCAGCCAAGGCCTTGTATCATATTTTCTACTTCTTCCCCACATACCACCAAAACAAAAATACTTATATTCCTTAAAAGCCCTTTCCAAATATTTCTGTTTAAAACCCCATTGATGAACAACAGGAATAGGATTAACCCCCATTGATTCTAGTTTTGTTTGATTATTCCAACTGTCCTCTGCATTACCAATAACATCTAAATTAATAAAATTTAATTCTTGTACAGTTGTTTTCCATTTTAAATTAAATTTTTCAATAAATTCTTTATATTGTGTAATATTAATTTCTTTACCTTTTGTATATGCAGAAAATGCGCCAGAATCTATTAAAACAAAACAATCTTTGGTAAAATGTTTTATTCTAATCTCTAATTCACTTTCATCAATCCAAGCTATTAAATGATTCCCCATTAATTCATACATTTTTTGTAAATCCTGTTCCACAATAACTTTTTTAGATCTACTTCCACCCCCTGCATAAAATATTTTCATTGCTTACTAATAATTTCTAAAGCAAGTTTTTTAGCTACTGATTTTAAATTAAAATCTTGTTGTTTTTCCAACGCACTCCAAATATCCTTATCCTCTTTTCCTCTCCATTTTCCAATTCTTATTAATGGCAGTACATTATGAAGCCATTTTACCCTCCAAGGATCTTTATAAAAATAATCTTTTGGAATTTTAATATCATTATTAATTAAGCTAACCCATTTTCTAAAACAGGGTTTGCATTGACCACAAGGAACGGAATAATGAAATGGATAAAAATGAAAATTAAATGGCATATAAGGATAAATATTAACAGGGTCATAACAACTAAATGAAATAAACAAGGATTCAGGATCATTATTTAATTCTAAATATTTTTTAACTAATTCTGTTTTGGTTGTATTTTTGTAAGGGGATAATATTTTAAATTCTCTTTTTTCGGTCCAATGTTGTTCTTCCCACATATGATCTAATAATTTTTTTATTAATTTATAAAATTTTTCATCTTTATCAAAACTCCTGTCCCCACTTACAGAACCCAAATATAATGTTTCTCCATATAAAGAAGCTATCATCATTAATACTGCATTTCTATTAGGAACAATTTTATCGTCTCGTTCAAATTGAGATAAATTAACAACATTATCCAAGATAATTAATTTTTTTTTATCAATATATTTATTTGAAATTAAATTACTCAAACATCTTTTTTCTTCACTTTCATAATTAACTCCAGAATTAATATAAAGTAAAACATCTGGATTAAGCAATTTGTTAAAAATAACACTATCCATTCCACCACTAAATAAAAGAACAGATTTATTCTTAACCTGTTCCTTTTTTTCAGTAATCATTTTAACCACCATTTAACAACCTATTAAATTCTTGTTTAATGTGCAGTTCTTGAAAAATACCCCTAATGGAACTTGTAATCATAGATGAGTTTTGTTTTTGCACTCCTCTACTCATCATACAAAAATGCTTTGCTTTCATTATTACACCAACACCCAAAGGGTCTAAAAAATTCATCAAGGAATCAGCTATTTGTTCCGTCAGTCGTTCTTGCACCTGTAATCTTCTTGAAAAAATTTCTACCAATCTTGGCATTTTAGATAATCCAATTATTTTTTTATGAGGAACATATCCAATATGACATTTTCCATAAAAAGGCAGTAAGTGATGTTCGCAAGTGGAATAAAAATCAATATTATCACAAATAATCATTGATTTATAATTTTCATTAAATGTTGTATTTAAAATATCTTTTGGATTCTGTTTATAACCACCAAATAATGTTTCCCAACTTTTAACAACTCTTTTTGGAGTATCTAATAAACCCTCTCTATCAGTATCCTCTCCTATTTCTTTTAAAATATTTTTAATTAATTCTTCACTCATAACCAACTCACAAATCCAGCATTGGGATTCCTGTATATCGAACTGTTTTTTTCATTCTCCCTAGCTTCAACACTTCTCACCCAAACTCTGCCTCTTGTCTTTTTTCTTAAAAAATTATCAGTCCATTGGCACAGGTAATGCGCTGTTCCCTCCATACCGACACCCAGAGGTTGCGTTCTTATGTTACAAACGCCTAATTTTTCCAATTCAATAAACTTATCCATATGAGGATCACCATCTTCAAGAATAAGTGTGTGATCGTACATATAATCCAAATGATTCTTCAACTCCTTTAAGTCTCCATAGTCCATAACAAAACCCTCTTTGCTTAATGTTTTTGCTTGGAATGTGAAATGGAAACTTCTGCTGTATCCGTGAATCAAATGACAGTTGCCTTCGTGTTTGAATTGCCTGTGGGCGCAAGGATAATTATAAAAACTTTTCGTTGATGTAAAATTTTCTTCCATTAAGGCAGTTTTAAATATTTATGTGTTTGTATTGATATTTTAAAATCCTTGTTGTCCATCAATAATTCAATCGCCAACCCCACACTATCAGAACTTTCGTGTTCTGGTGAGAGATATTTCAATCCCTTGTAATCCTTAATGTTTTTTTCATAATATTCAAACTCTGATTTATCATAAACAACCAGTTTAAATTCGTTTGATCTTTTCCAAAATACAGGCAAGACGGGATATTTAGGGCTGATGTGTTCTTTGGGTGATAATGTTATGAATACTGAATCTGGAACATCAACCCAATAACTACCAGAAGTTTCTATTGATACCATTCGCCCTGTTTTTAATATTGCTTCACATAATAAGGATAATTTTTTATGAATAAATGGCTCTCCACCTGTGATAACAACCAAAGGGGAGTTTAATTCATTTAATAATTCTTGAATTGTCTTTTTTTCTCTTGGTAATTTTTTTTTATAATAATCACCATCTGGACTTGCATATCCTGTATCACAAAAGAAACAACCAACAGGACAGCCATATAATCTT